GAGAACCTGTTATTTTAGGAGATAAATTAAATAGCCAATTAAAAGGTCTTATTGATGGATTAACAACTTCTGCTATTCTTATGAAACAAGTATCGGCAGGAAATTTAGGGGTTAGTATGGAAGTAATAAGACAGGCGGCTGATATTTTATATGATGCTTGTGAGGAAGCTAATGCATATATAACTTCTAAAACTACTTTATCAAAAAATACATTTACTAGATAGTGGCTAATACAAACACCATAATACCAAAAGATAACCAGTCTATAAATATGAATACTGGTAGCGGTAAAGGATTAGAAAAGGCGATTTCTACCATATCTACATTTGTAATTAAAGCTCAAAGCAAAATTAATAAAATAATATATGGATCTGCTAGAGCTGATATAAAAAATAAAAGTACTAATAAAGGTGACGTTCAAGCTACTATGGAAAGGGGTATTATTCCTATATTAGATCAAATATCCACTGTAAATTTATGTGCATTAAATGATCCAACACAAGATATATCAAATGTTACAAAAATAATAAATAAAACAAGAGTAGTCGATCTCATAAGAGCTATATTAGTACAATCAAATAATATAAATTCTATAGCTAGAAAAATATTAGGATTTATAAACTCAGGAAGATCTATCGTTCAAATAATAGTTTTATTACTAAAAGTGTTTAAACTAATTGCTAATTTTTTAAAAACACTTCCTATTCCTTCAATATTTACTACAGTTGGAGTTTCAGTAACCATATCTGATACACTACAAACAAAAATAAATAAGTTTGTTGATACTAGTATTGATAGATTAAATCAAATAAATACAGTATTAAATTTAATTGTAATAGTTGCAACTAGTTTAATATCCGGAATAGATCAAATCATTCTTAGATTAAAAATGATTTTGATGAACATAGAAAGTTGTTCTACTCCCGAGCTTTTAGCAGATTTAAATTCAACTATTTCTAATCTGCAAGATTCTAGAGACGGACTTCAGAAATTTATAAATGATTATAATAACAACAAGACTCAAAAAGATATTAATTTTGGCGGCTATAGAATAGAAATAGTTACAGAACAAGTAGTAGACGAAGGTATTAATTTAAAAAGAAGATTTGGTATAGCCATAGACCAAAAAGGATATATAGTAGTTCAATCTACTCCAACATTTGCTTCTCTAGACTTAATAATAATAAACGAAGTAAAAGTATTATTAATATCCAAAGGATTAGTAGATTCTAGTTTACAATCTTTATCTACAGATCAAGTTTTAGTAGTTACAGAAGCATTAAACTATCTAGAAGACAATTCTTTAAATATACAAGACCTAGATATATCCCCAGATCTTACCTTAGAATCTGAAAATATACAAGCAAATGATTCTCTTGGATTAAATAACTTTATTAATAATTTGAAAGGTGGTTCTGCTCTTCGCAAACAAATGAGAAGGGTATTAGCTATTTCTATTGCTAAATTAGGAACCGGGATTAAAAATACAGATCCAAACAATAAATTTTCTATAACTCAAAAAGTATAGCAGTAAACTTATAAAAATAATATTTATAACATATGGGACAATTAGACCAATTAAGAAAGCTTATAAGAGAAGAACTCAGGTCCGTTATCAAGGAGGAGCTTCCTAAAATATTAAAGGAAAGCTATAAGCCTGTCATGTCTGATCCTAAAAAGAACCTTCAGGAGCAGGTTAAATCAAAAATACCAGGCACATTAAATACTCATGCATCTAGACCTCAAATCAAATTTGCAGGTAATAATCCTATGGCAGCCTTATTAAATGATACTGCTAATAGTATGTTAAATGAAGACTTTTCTATGACATCTGCCGATGTACACCCATGGATGGGTTTCCAGCCTAAAGAGGTTTCTGTAGGATCTGTTGAAGGAATGCTTGGATCAGCTAGACCTAGCTCAAATATAGACGCTGTTCAAATAAATGAAGTTCCTGATTTTTCTGGCCTAATGGCTAAGTTTAAAGAGAGAGGCGAAATATAATGGCATACGGATTAAAGAAAATAGCTGTAATAGATTTAAAACCATCAACCGGAGTTGGGGTGGCTATTCCATTTTCTGCCGATAATGTATTCACTACAACATATACCACCAAAGATCAGACTAAATATAATTTAATTAACTTCTTATTGACTGATCCTAGAGAGAGGCCGTTTAATCCTAATTTTGGAGCCGGTTTAAGGGCAAGACTTTTTGAACAGATAGATCAGACTACTTTTGAAGATATGAAGCAGTCTATAAGAACTCAAATAGAAAATAATTTTCCAAACGTTGAAATAGTTACTCTAGAAATAACAGGAAATCCTGATTATAATTCAATAAACATTAAATTTAGTTATAGACTATTAAGATCAAATGAAAATGATTCAGTTATATTGACCATTCAAAATATGTAAAAATGCCAGATCAAATAGATATAAAATATCTGAATAAAGACTTTTCTACTTTCAAAGCAGATTTGATTGAGTATGCCAAGTCTTACTATCCTACAGTCTATAATGACTTTACTCAGGCTTCTCCTGGAAGTATGTTTATTGAAATGGCTTCTTATGTAGGAGACGTTCTTTCATTTTATTTAGACAATCAACTTCAAGAGACTTTCTTACAATACGCTAAGCAAAAAAATAATTTATATACTCTAGCTTATATGCTAGGATATAGACCAAAGGTTACTTCTGCTGCTATAGTAAATTTAGATGTATTTCAACAAATTCCTGCTATTACTGTAGGAATAGATACACTTCCTGATTTTAGCTACGCTATGACTATTGAGCAAGGTATGCAAGTTAAATCAAATGTAAATAGCTCTGTTTTGTTCTTTGCTTCTCAAAAAGTTGATTTTACTACTTCATCTTCATATGATCCTACTACAATAGAAGTTTACACAGTAGATGGAACTAATACGCCGACATCTTATTTGATGAAGAAAACAGTTCAAGCACTTTCTGGTGAAGTAAAAACACAATCATTTACTTTTGGCGCAGCTCAAAGATTTGTTAATGTTACAATACAAGATAATTCTATTATCACAATACTAAATGCAAAAGATTCAAATGGTAATACGTGGTATGAGGTACCCTATTTAGCGCAAGATTATATACTTCAGCCTGTAGAAAATACCGCCGCAAATTATCCTAGCTTATATCAGTATCAAAATCAGGTGCCATATGTAATTCAAAAAGTTTCTGTTCCTAGACGTTTTGTTTCTAGGTTTAAAACAGACGGATCTTTAGATATTGAATTTGGTTCTGGCATCAATTCTGTAGCAGACTCTGTAGTTGTACCTAATCCTAATTCTGTAAGCGTAGGTTTAACTGGTGGCGGGCTTAGCACCCTATCAAGTTCTTTCGATCCTACTAATTTTGTAACTACACAGACTTATGGTCTGGCTCCAAAAAACACTGCTATAACTTTTCAATATTTAGTAGGCGGTGGCGCATCGGCGAATGTTTTATCAAATCAATTAACACAAATTGTTTCTTCTACAGTATCAGGAAATACAACATACCAAAATACTATAGTAGTTAATAATACAGATCCTGCCTCAGGAGGCGGTGATGGAGAATCTGTAGAAGAATTAAGATTTAATATAGCAAATGAATTTCCAACTCAGCTTAGAGCAGTTACTCAACAAGATTACTTAGCTAGAACAATGAGTATGCCTTCTCAGTATGGTAAAGTTGCAAAAGCATATATTACTAAAGATGATGCAACATTTGCAAATTACATGCTAGCTGATCAAAGTCAATTTGATCCAATGCTAGTAAGCTTATACGCACTAGGTTTAGATGCTAATAGTAACTTAGCAGATCCATCTCCTGCTCTTCTTAAAAATATTCAAGAATACTTGAAAGAATATAGAATGCTGACAGACTCTGTTAATATTAAGCCAGCTTATATTATAAACATAGGATGTAATTTTGATATAATTATAAGACCAAACTATACTAGTCAAGATGTTATAGCAAGGTGTATTCTATCTTTACAAGATTATTTTAATATAGATAATTGGCAAATAAATGAACCTATAGTATTAGGAGATACATACTCACTATTAGATTCAATAGATGGAGTTCAAACTGTTAAAACAGTTAATATAGTTAATAAAACAGGAGAGGCTAATGGATATTCAAAATACTCGTATGATATTTCAGCAGGTACTTTAGATGGCGTTATATATCCTTCATTAGATCCATCTATTTTTGAATTAAAATATCCAAATTCAGATATTCAAGGTAGAGTAGTAACATTATAAAAGATAAAAAATGGCCATATATAAAATATTTCCTTCTGCTGATGCCTCGATATATTCATCCGCTCCTGCACAAAACACAGGGTTAGATGAAATTCTTGAAGTTGGAGTTAAGAATAATTTAACCCCCCTAAACTATTTTGTTGATCCAGTTACAAGCCAGCCATTACTTGCTGATGATTTAAGAAGATCATTAATACTATTCTCTAATGAAGATATTAGTACACTAAAAACATATGCAACTGGTTCTTGGAAAACAAGTCTTAAATTGTATTTAGCAAATGCTGAGAATCTTAGTACAACATATAGTGTAGAAATTAGACAGGTTTCTCAATCTTGGGAAATGGGAACTGGTAAAAGAGCCGATGTACCTGAAACAAGAAACGGTGTTTGTTGGTATAATACAGGATCTTTTACTACTGCTGGTAATAACTGGTCGCTAAATAGATCTGCATATTTAACACCAGGAGGAGGATCTTGGACAAATTTATATGCTACAGAATCATTTACATATACGGCAAATAAAGATATTGATAGTGACGTAACTTCTATAGTAGACACATGGTTTAGCGGTAGCGCAAATAACGCAGGATTTATTTTAAAGTTTCCTGATTCTGTGGAACAAAATGATAAGTCTTATATTAATTTAAGTTTCTTTTCAGTAGATACGCATACAATCTATCCACCAGTACTTGAAATTAAGTGGGATGATAGTTCATATTCTACAGGAAGCTTAGCTATTATCAATAACTCAAACACGATAATAACTTTAAACAATAATCAAGGAACGTATAAATACGGAACTAACAAATATAGATTTAGAATAAACTCAAGAGATAAATATCCTGCTAGAGTGTTTACTACGTCTTCTCTGTATACATCAAATAAAGCGCTACCGCAGACAGCTTATTGGGCTTTACAAGATTTAAAAACAGAAGATATAGTTATAGACTACGATACAGATTATACTAAAATAAGCTGCGATAATACTAGTAGTTACTTTGATCTTTATATGAAAGGTTTAGAACCAGAAAGATATTATAAAATATTAGTTAGAACAGTTTTATCAGACGGAGAATCTTATGACACCGATAATAATCTAATATTTAAAATAATTAGATAATGGCAAATATAGATTTAGTAAAAGAAATTTATGGTATCAATACTTATTCAAAAGCAGTAGATACTAGCTTTACTGAATTAGTAGCGCCTGTTCAAGAATTGACAGACAGCTTAATTACAGTAGATCTGTTTTTTACTTATTATGATGAATTATTTTTTAATATACCAGTATCAGGATCTATAAATTCACACACATACTTGGTTGAGAGAAGCCAACAATATATAGGAGGTTCTGTAATTGATGCTGAAAAGCAAGCACTTATAGAAGAAATTAACTCACTTCGTCAACAATTATTAGATTTAAACCAATCGTTTAGTAATATTAACGATCTACTATAATGGAATTAATAAACATAACATATTCAGGAGAGGGTAAACAACCAATAGAGCTTACGCCCAGTGATAGTCAATTAGTTACTTCTAACTTTATTAATTCTAATTTTGGTGCCACAGATGACTATATGGAGTTATTCATATCTGATCAATCAGGGCAGTTATTAGATCAAGATTATGACGCATTTGATTATTATCCTTTTTTATTAAACAATCCTCAAAATAATACATTCTCTGCTTTAACTTTAGATCCAGAAAGAGATCTTAAAAACAGAGGTTTTAATAGAGGGAGTCTTAATGCCCAATATAATTTTTATAAGAAGTTATTTAATTCAGAATTTGGAGTTTACTATTGGATTAAAGAAATTTCAACTTCTAGAACAGAATTAAAATTAGCTTCTCAAGTAATACCTAATCAGCAAATTTTAGATGGGTTTAATGCGTACCAAGCTTATATATCTACTAAAAACTACTATCCTATATTTTATTTGAATTTTGGTGATAATGTTTTAGTAACAGCAAATAATGTAGCATACACAGAAGATGAACAGGGGGGTTATTTATTAGTTAAGCTTTATGAACCGCTACCTACAGAATTTGATATAAAAAATCAATTGTGGATAATAGATAAGGTAGCAGAGTCTGTAAGTTTTGATGTTGATATTCAAGTTCAAGTAGAAGATACAGTAAATGTAAATAGACTAAGAGGTCCTAATTTTAATGTTAGATTAAATACAAAAAACGGACAAACAACTCCATATTATAATTATAACAATTTATTAGCGAGTCCAGTAACTTCATCATATCAAAAGTTATTAAGTTATTATCAAGATAAATCTGTAGACATTAATGTAAATTATTCTAGTTTTGATAATTTTATTCACTGGTCTAGTGCTGTTGAGAGAGTTAGTAACTTTGTTTATAAACTCCAACTTATTGAATCTAGTTCTGCTGATTTATCTGCTCAACAATCAATTATAGGAGGCTCTGGGGCATTATCTATTGCGTCTTCAAGTATAGGGGCAATAGAATCTTATATAGATAATATTATACAAAATTTTGATCCATACGAATATTTTTTATATTTTGAATCTTCAAGTTGGGCTTGGCCAAAATCTACTTCTACTCAACCTTATAGCTTATATTCTGTATCATCTTCTATAGCTAAAAACTTTTTAGGTGGAGTAAACACAATCCCAACTCCGACTACTCAATCTTTATTATTTTCTGCATCTTATTACGACACTACTAACAAAGACCTACTTCATAATTCTATACCTCAGTACTTATTAGACGATTCAAGTAACGAGCCATATATGACTTTTATTGATATGGTAGGTCAGCACTTTGATAATATTTGGATCTACTATAAAGATATTTCTAATAGGTATGATGCTACAAATAATCCTGAGACTGGTATATCATTAGACGTGGTTTCAGACGCACTGAGGAACTTTGGTATTCAATTATATACAAACACTAACGTATCAGATAACCTCTATTATACGTTGTTTGGAATCAACCCAGATGGATCCCTACTGCCTCCTACAGGTTCTGAAATTATAACTAACTATGTTACTTCAAGTTTAACCACACTTCCTGCCCAGACTATACAGGACGAAATATATAAGAGACTCTATCACAACTTACCGTATTTACTTAAAACAAAAGGTACAGAAAGAGGAGTAAAAGCTTTAATCGCTACTTATGGTATTCCCGATAGTATTTTAACTGTTCGCGAATTTGGTGGAAACTTTGTAGATGATGTAGATGGAGTATTTGATTTAGATACATCAGAATATAAAATTGCCATTGCTACAGGATCCAATGGAAATGTGACAGGTAGTTTAACTTTATCATCTTCACTACTCTCTCCATATACTACTATACAATACTATGAAAAAAATCATAGAGTTAATAGTACAAATATAGAGGTTGGATTTTCTCCGGCCGATGTAATTAATAATAATATATCTTCTCAAGGGTTTTTTAGCATAAATCAATTAATAGGAAAACCATCAGACCAGTATTCTTCATCCTATCAACCTTTAGTAAGTGCAAGTAATGCGTACTTTAGCACATATACTCAACCAAATAGTGTTTGGGAATACATTAGACTGCTGAAGTTTTATAACAATAGTATATTCAAATTAGTAAAAGATTTTATTCCTGCTAGAGCAAATGTTTCTACCGGCATTATTGTTAAATCACACATGCTAGAAAGAAACAAATATGCTCGCCATGAACCTGATGTAAATATAGAAAATAACTTCTCCCAGTCTATAGATATGGTTTCAATAACTGGCTCAGAAGCTGGTGCAATTTCTGGGTCTACTTATTGGGATGGATTTATACAATCTCCAAATGGGCTTTCTTCATATACTAGTTCTCAAAATATAGAACTATATAATGGTGAATTTAGTGGATCAACAATAGTAGTTACAGATGGAAATACTTTTAATAATCAATCTGAAATTTCTTCTATTAGTATTAGTGGATCTTCATTTGTAACATACTCACTTGGAGCACTGTATCAAAATATCACAGAATCAGTAAACTCTTTATATTTCTTCGATTTAGATTATAATTCAGATCAATTAAAGCCTGTTAATTATAATGCTGTTACTTATTCATTGAGTCAATCTCAAATAGATAATTATACAACATACAACAATCCTAATAACCCTTACGCTCAACTTCAAGATTATAATTACTTTTTGAAAAGATCAATTATACCAAGATACGAAGGATCTAAAATTCAAAGTGCTACATATAATGTTTATACAGACGGAGACAATTCATACGGTAAAACAGCCGTAATAGATAAAGGAAAATATCAATACGCATATTTAATTGACATCTATACATCGTCAGCTTATTTCCCAGGTAGATCTAATGCGCAGATCAAATATTTAATTGATAATAATGAAAACATACTTGATCTAACTAAAGCTAACACTAATATATTTGAAATACAAAATGTATTTCAATCTCAACAAACTTGTGATATTGGATTGTTTAAATATGATGAAGAGAATCCATATTCTCAACTATTAGCAAATAATCCAACTCAGGTAATATATGAAGGAGGATTTAGATATCTTCCAATGTTACATAATATTACTGGAGGGGTAAGTGTAACTCAATCATATACTTTAGATTCTCCTATACAAATAACTGTTCAAGGAAGTACCACCACAGCTCCAACATCAAGTGAAACTAATCCTGATAATTATATTCTAGATCATTGGTCTCAAGAAATTGATTATGGAGGAGGATATAGTGCATATTTTATAAACATAAGAGCATATTTTAATGGGCCCAATCTTTCTGAAGATGTTACTCTACAAGTACGTACGTTTTTAAATAATGATGGAGTATGTGGAACTGCAAGAACATTTAGTGTAACAATTTTACAGGGTGACACTATTGGATTTAGTAGCCAAGACGTGCTTGTTATTCCACCACCCGCACCAGGTCAACCACTAAATAGTACTGGAAATGGTTCAGGCGAAAGTACGGCATTTGCGTCTCCAGCAGTTACTCACTGGCCTCCTACAGGGGTTACAAAAACATGTGGATTAGATGTATTAAGCATTGCAGGCGGTAGTACGGGTGGCGGCGGTAGCACAACAACTTTTGAATCAACATTTTTGGTTTCTCAGGTAACAGGAAGTCCTTGTTTATACTATCTATCAGAATCTCAAGAAGTGGTATTCAATTCAACATTAGGATATCACTTTACCAATCCTGTAACTTTTAATTCTACTAGTGATCCATCTTGGCCAGCAGAAACTTTAGAAAGAGTAGTAATTCCATTTAGTTTAAACTCAGGAGATAAAATATCATTTTTTGATACTGGTTCATTGGGTTGGAGTGAAAATTCTGAGTACACTATAAAAAATGCCTATGTCACTGGTTCAGGTATTACGGGATCTAGGCTTATTGCCCAACTAGATAGATCACTTAATGCTGCGGTATTATCCTCAGGATCTGGTGTACCTGTTGATCCTTTTACAGGATCTCCTTTTAGAGTTTGTAGATATATAGTATGGAAACACATTCCAGATGAAACTAATGTTATATTAAGGTTTAATCCAGTAAGCCCTACATTAACAGAAGAAGGATTATTATTTCCTCAATATATATCGGAAACAGT